CCGTCAAGCGCGCAATCATCTTTTCCGGGTTCTTCTCGAACGCCCGGCGAAAGCGAACCTCGCGCGGATCGTTGGCCCGCATGATCTCGGCGTTGCGGGCCTGCCAGTCCGGGTTCGCCGTGCGTTGCGCGCGTTCCGCCGCCAGCGCCTTCCCGGCGTCCAGCAAGGCGGTTTTCTGCGCCTCGTCGAGCCGTTCGCCGTGCTGCGTCAACAGCCGCTCGGTGGCCGTCAAATACCGGGTGAGTTCGGTATCGTCGAGGCTGGCCAGGGCATACTCCGGCGTCACGCCTTTTTTCGGTTGCCCGGTCGCGGCCTGGGCAATGCGGGCGACCAGCGACGGCGCGACGGTCGGGTCGGCCTGGAGGGCGGCGTCCAGATTCGCCAGTTGTTGCCGGGTCTGGAGGTGGCCGGCGTAGGCTTTCTCGACCTCAGCAAACTGCTGTTGCAAGCCTTCGCCCAGGGCGGGTGTCCGGGCGAGCATTCGCGCCTGACTCGTGGCGTCCAGTAATTCCGTGTCGCTGAGTTGCCCGATGCGGGCGTCATCCGCCATCCCCGCCAAGGTCGCCTGACCGCGCAAGGTCTGGAGTTGCGGCGGGTCGGCCAGGACTTGCCGCAAGCCCGCACCATTGGCGCGCCCTTGCAGGTCGGCGTCCAGGTAACTGAGGCTCGCTTCGAGGGCTTGCCGTTGCCGGGCGGGCATCTTCGGGTTATCGGCCAGGACTTTCCGCGCTTGTTCCGCAGCGGCGGCCAGCCGGGGTTCATCCAAATCCGCCAGAGCCAACCGGGCCAGGTCGGCGCGTTGCGTGGCCTGCTCTCCCACGGCGCGCTGTTGCTGCCGTTGTTCCATGCGACGATAGGCCATGCCTCCCGCCGCCCCAGCGCCACTCATCAGCGAGGTCAGAATGAAGACCTGGGGCGCGACTTCCTTGAGACTGGTCCAGATGTCTTCCGGGTTGGTGAATGAGCGTTCCGGGCCTTCGCTGATTCCCGCGCGCACCGCCGCATTATTCTGGCCTATTTGCGTCGCTGTTTCGGTGGCGAGTTCGGACCCGTAGACTTTCCCTAAACCCGACAGGATTTTTTTCGCGCCCAGCTTGAGCGGTTCTTTGATCAGTGAGCCGCCTACTCCCGCCATAATCATATTGCTGGCCGCTTCGGGCAGGGCTTCCCACAATCCGGCTTTGACGCCTTCTTCTTGCAGCTTCGGTAAAGCGGCTTGCCATTCTTCCGGCGTCAGCGGCGCGCCTTTCTTGGCGGACAGCGCATCGTACCCTTCCCGCAAAAAAGCGTTTTGCGCCATTCGGTAAGCGGCAGTTCCCGAAGCCGCGCCACCCGCCGCGAGTCCGGCAGTTGTACCCACAATCGGAGCGGCTAAATTGCCGGCGATAGCCGCCGGGATGCCCGCCGCCAGTCCGGATCCCGCGCCAACCAGGGAAAACCCGGTGCTGCCGCTGGTGTCCACCACATCGCCGCGCGTGAGGGGCAAGAAAGGTAAAATCCGCTCATTGGCGCGATTCCCCAGCGCCGTTTGGCGTTCGAGCAGGCGTTGTTTTCCGGCCTGGATCGCGGCATCTTTCGCGTCGATGACCGCATAGGGGTCTTCCCCGCCTTCCCGCATCCCGGCGAACGCAGCGCGGGTTTGGGTCGGGATGTCGTACAGCAAGCGCCCTACATCGGCCAGGCCGCCCAGGACATTGACTTTGCTCTCTTCCGCTGGGGGCGGTTCGACCGTGGCCGCTACAGGGGCGGGCGTGGCCGGTGTGAGGCTGGCCCGTGACTGATCGCGCATCTGCTGATAGGCGCTGAGGGCGGAGCGCAGATAAGGGTTATCCTGCGCGCCAGGCATCCCGGCGGACAGGGTATCTGTTCCTACGGAGTCCGGCGTCGGGGCGAGAGAGGCAGCGGGCAAAGAAGAGACGGGGGTTTCCCACCATTGAGCCATGATCGTTCCTGTCCGTCCTCTCGACGGTCAATGCAAGGTTATTTGGGGGTTTGTTGCAACAGGGCCGCCAGCGTGTCGTTCTGTTGCTTTTGCGGGTAGAGGTAGTCCATCAGCGGTTGCAGCTTGGTCATCGTGGCCTGATCGCCCTGATTCACGGCGGCAGCGTAGGCGTTATACAGGTCGGCTTTCGCCTGCTGCTGTTGCGCCTCACCCATCCCCTGAAACGTCTTAAGGGCGTTGAGCGTCAGTTCGCCGCCTTTCATTTGCTGCTCTTGATTCAGCCGCTGCGTATCCAGTCCAAGCCGTTGCTGCGCTTCCTGCATCTTCTGCTGGGCGGACAGTTGCGCCGCGTTTTGCGTAGCGCCCGCCTGCGTCAATTGCCCTAACAGGCTATCGCGGGACGCCTGTTGCTTGCCTTGCAGTTCCGCCGCTCCCATTCCGGGCGCGAGCATCCCCTGCGCGGCGTCGATCATGGCTTTTCGCTGATTTTTGCCCACGCCACGCCCGCCAGCATCCTGCAATAAACTCTCGAATTTCGTCGCTCGCATTTGACTGTCGCCAAACGAGTCCCCGGCGCGGGCAAACGGGTCAACGGCCTGCGGCGCGGAGGCGGCGAACGATCCCGGCGCATAGGAGCGCCCGGTGTCGATATTGAATTGACGCAGCGCCTCGGTCTGGCGGTTGATGCCCGCGACGCGCTCATCAATGCCGGCTTGCTCTTCGGGAGTTCTGCCGCCCAGAAATGAGAGGGTGCCGCCGCCTTGGCGGCCCGACGCGCCCATCATGCCGCCTTGCATCGTCATCGAACCTTGCGGGGTCTGGTAGTCGGTGGCGGCTCCTTGGGTACGCGCCAGCAGTGAATCGCCTGCCGGTTGGTAGCCCTGGGCCAACAACGGCTGCTCAAACGCATTCCGTTCACCGCGCCGGGCCACCGTGGAGTCTTGTCGATCCGGCGACACTTGCCGAGACATATCTGCGGTAGGGACTGCGCCGGGCGCATTGCCGATCTTGGGCGTGACCGGAGCGGGCACGGGCGAGGGGCTGGATGTAGCGCCGGGAGCGGGAGGGACGGGAGGCTGTGGAGTCGGCTTTAATGGAGGAGAGACGGCGCCGGGAATCGGCCTCGCGTTGATGGCGTCCACCTGGCTTTGCAGGGATTGATTAGCGCGCACCCGATCGTTTTGCGCCATGACTTTTTGCGCTTCCGGGCTATTTAATGTGGCATCGCCCATCTTCCTGGGATATAGCGCTCCAACCACGCCCGCCGCGCCTAATGCGGCGGGCGATGTGGCCGCGCCGAGCAGCGATGCGCCTAAAGACCCGCCCGCCGCCATAGGCGGCACCGTGCGAATAGGCGAAGGGGTTGCGTTCGGCGAAGGAGGGGCGGGCATATTGGCGGGATTCCCCATCACCGGGCGAATATTTCTCCCCGTCCCTGTCCAGCGGTTGCCATAATCATCAATGAGCGCCATGACCTGCTCCTATCTCGCATAAAACGTATTCGGTTCGACCGTCAACGGCATATCCGTCCAGCGGGCCTCGGTATCGAGTTGGCGCTGGCTGAGGGGCGGGCCGATGATGCCGGTGAATTCTTCTTCATACCGCTTCACCAGGGCGTCATTCATCGTATCGGCGTCCCGCTTGCGGTAGGCGCGCGCACAGACCCCGGCCATCAGCGCTTCATCGAAATCATCGGGAATAGTGTCCAGTGTGCGGCTGGGCGTGGCTTCGTGACTGATTTGCGCCCAGGTGGGCGGAGCGGGATAGCCGATCCATACGGTCAAGCGCAGCGTATCCTGATGGTCCGCATCCGGCAGCGGATAAACGGTCAAATGCTGATGGTGTTCATCCAGCAGATAATGCGTCGGCCAGCCGGTTTCATCCGAGTCGCGTTCGGTTCGCCAGTCCAGCGCCAATTCCTCCCGCCGATGCCGATGCCAGCGGGCCACGGCTTCCATTTCCGCCACGGTCGCCTTGACCAGTGGGTTGCCATCGGAGGCGCGAGTGACCGTGACCACGCGCAAAATATCCTCGTCCAGTTCGTACAGGCGCGTCCCTACTGATAAACCTATCGTGCGATCCGTGCCCTCTTTGATGGGCGCGCGGGTATTGATCTCTCGAATCGTCTGCGCGAGGTAAAGCATTAATTCGCGGTTCTTCCATAAACAGCCGGCGTCATCATACTGCCAGTAGGTGTAATAACCCTGCGGTACAGTGCCGGTATCGCCCCCTTGGTCGTCCAGACGCCAGCGAATCATTTCCATCAGTTCCAGCGCCTTGATCGCCATGGGGATTAACTCAGTCGGGTAAAGGGATAAGCCAGCGCATCGCGCTTGACCAGGGCGCCAGCATCGTCGTCATAGTCATAAACGGTTTGCACGGCGTTTTCCAAAACGCGCATCACTGGTTCGGGCACCAGGACATCCTCGCCGCGCTTGATCAGGTAGCCGACGCCATTCACGCCCACATACACCTGCTTTTGCTCGTTCTTGTCCCCAGTCTTGTGAATCCGAATCAAGACTTTGGGCGCTTTGTCCAGTTCCGCTTTGGGGTCGGCCTGAGCCGGGGGCAGCGGCGCTCCCGGCTCATTAACGGCCTTCGTCAGACTCACAGCGTCGCCGGAACCATGCTCAGGTCAAAGTAACTGTCGGTCACGCTGGCGGTAGCCAGTGAAGTCGTGCCCAACGTGAAGTCGCTGCCGCTGGCATTGGCGACTTTGATCGCTCCAAACGGGGCATAGCCTTCCGGGCACGTCGGACAAACGCAAGTCGCCGCCGTCGCGACCGCCGTCCCCTGGATGACCTTGATCGTCCCAGCGGCGTTCACCACCAGCAGGTAAATCCGGTCGGTGGCGGTGACTTGAGCGGTCAAGGTATCGGTGTCGCCATTGCTGTCAATCACGTCAGCCGCAGAAAGATCAATCGCGGCCTGGATCGCCAGAGTGTACATCACTCCGGCAATGCAGTAGTCAATCGCGGCGGTGGTTTCCACGTCGGCGGGCGTCGCGTCAATCGCCAGGCCGGCCTTGCCAAAAGAACGGTTCGCCGAGGTGTGGCGGATGGAGGTGGTGGTGTTATTCAGACTGGTGTAGCCGTAGCCCATGAAAAAATACTCCTGTGAGATTCCCGCTCGCGCACGACCGCCAGCGGGAGAGGTAGAAAGTTAGAGGCTGTTCGGAGCCATGGTCAGGTCAAAGTAGGTGTCCGTGATCCCGGAGGTCGCCAGACTGGTGGTGCCGAAGGTGAACGCGCTTCCCGTGGCGTTGGCCACCTTGACGGCGGCGAACGCGCAATGATTCGGCGGACAGGCGGGGCAATAGCAGGTGGCCCCGGTGGCGACGGCGACGCCCTGGACGATCTTGACATCCGCCGAGGTATTCAGCACCAGCAGGTAAATCCGATCCGTCCCGGTCGCCTGCGCGGTAATCGCCGAGGTCGCGCCCAGTTCGGTCAAGACCCCGGTGGCGGAAAGATCAATCGCGGCGGTAATCGCCAACTGGTACATGACGCCGTTGATCGAATAATCAATCGCGGCGGTGGTTTCCACGTCGGCGGGCGTCGCGTCAATCGCCAGGCCGGCCTTGCCATAAGCGCGATTGGCGATGACTTCACGCAAATCGGCATGGTCGATGTCAGTGAATTTACTCATGAGAAATATTCCTTCCAATCAAGGGCCGACTCTCCGAAAAGAGCCGGCCAAGGGGTTACAGGGCGGTGACGGCGCATTCCAGAACCGCGCCCCAACTTTCGTTGAGAATCACGCCCGCCCACCAGGTCTTCCAACTGACATAGCCGCGCTGGCCCAGCGGATCGGATTTCGATGGGGTTCCGGGATTCAACACCATCGGCTTGATCGACCCCTTGCCCGCCAGCGGACAGACGGCGTAATAGTCGCGGGTGATGTAAACGACCGGGTACACGTCGGCAAGTGTGCCGCTGGTGGATTTCATCGAGCCTTTCGCGCCGCCGCCATCGGCGTAGGGCGTCAGCACCGGGCTGAGGATGTAGCGCACATTCTCAATGCTGCCCAATTCCTCGTTGCACAACGGTTTGCGACTGCCGTACTGCGCCACTGGCGTAAAGCCGGTCAGTCCCCGAATGTCATGCTCCAGGTCGGTATGGGCAAAAGCGATGTAGCCGCCTTCAATCGGCCGGGTCAGGGTGTTTTGACTGCCGTCCAGAATCTGCGTGACCGGCATGGCGCGGTTGGTGCGCAGACTGCGGACAATCGCGTGTTGCTTGTTGACGCTGATAATGGTGTTGACGTCGGTGCGCACGCTGCCGTTCGCATAGAACTTGTTGGTGCCGGCTTTGAGGACGCCCCATAGCAGTTCCTCCAGGGTGGCCGCCGCCTGTTCGCCGGACAGCATCACCACGTTGGATAGTACCGGGTCTTCCGCCAAATCCGCGATCTTGTCGCTGATCTCCACGACATCGCCGTATTGCTGGAGGGTGGCGGACACATCTTCGTAGCTCATCTTGTGGCTGACCGGGGTCACGCCTTCGGTGAGCGCCGTGGTGGCGGTCGCAAAGGGCACCGGTCGCCGGAACTTGACCTGTTCGGCCTTGTTCATGGGAATGGGCTTGATTTGCCCGAACTTGCCCAGCACTAACACCGGCTCGGCGTGTTTGAGCATCTCTTTCGCCGCCCAGTTGGCGGTTCGCTGACTAATATCGCCATACGTCGTGACTGCCATAACTCACACTCCCGAACGTCTCCCGACGTTCTTAAAACCCCGGCGCCGAAAACGTCTGTGTCCCGGCCCGGGTTACTGCCTCGTAACAGACTATCTCCCGACAGTCCAACCTTTTGACTACTGCCAAATCGTTAATCCGCCGCCCAGCCGTCCAGGGCATCGGACAAGCTCGGCGCGCGGCTGCCCTTGGCGGGCGTCGCCTGTGCGGCTTTCAATCGCGCCTCCCGCTGGGCCTGCACTTGCGCGGCCTTGCGATGATCGTCATACGCCTGGATGACCCCCAGCGCCGCCCGCACGCCCGGCTGTTGCGCCGCTTGCTGCTGCTGCGGGTTCGCCTGAATCCAGGCAGCAAAGTCGCGGTCTTGGCGCAATGTTCGCCAGTCGGGCCGGGCCGCGTCCATGGATTCCTCAAACGCCAGCGCCCGCACTTCGGCCAGCGCCGTCCCGAACTGTTGCTGCTGGCGTTCCAGCAGCTTCTGGATGGGTTCGGCAATATCCGGGTAGTCCTGACGCAGACTCTCCCAGTCCTCATCTTCGGCGGGTTCCTGGGCCGCGCTGGAGGGGGTGGCGGGTTGCGCGCGGGATTCGGCCAGTTGCGTCTCCAGCGCCCGAAACCGCGCTTCCCAGTCGGGCGTTTCCGGCGCGGGTTCTTCGGTTTCGGCCTCGGGCGTTTCCGCCTCGTCGTCCGGCACGGATTCATTGTCGTCGGCATAGCCGGCGTATTGATCCGCCTCAGCCTCTTCGGGCTTCGCGCCTTCCGTATCGTCCGGCACAGGGGTTTTGTCTGTCATCGAAAATAATCCTCGGGCGCAATGACTCGCGGCCCCGGCGCCGGGTTCGCCAGTTTGAGCGTGTCCCGCAGCGCCGCCAGTTGACCGCGAAGATATTGGGTGTCGGTAAAATCCAGGTTCGGGCTGGCCAGTTGCGCCAACAACCGACTTTCGTTTTCACGCAGCGCCGCGTCCACGGCGCGCCAGGTGTCGGAATCCGGGTCGATCATCGGCGATAGGCTCGCGGGTTGGTCTGGTTCATGTCGAGCAACATCCGCTCCTCGGTCACGGAGGGGCGCCCTGGTTGCCGGGTTTGCTCATCAAAAACCGCCTGCCGTTGCTGCGCGGCTTGCAGGGTTTGATTGGCAGTGGGGCCGGTTCGGGTCAGGGCTTGCCAGAGTGAACCACTGCGCGTCGGCAGATCGCCTTGCCCCTGACGCTGGCGGGCCAGGGCGCCTTGATAGGCGCGGGTGCGTGTTTCATCCATGACCGGCGCGC